CAAAATTCATATCAAGAGCTTCTTGTATTCGAGCACCAGTTCTGTAAAGAAATATTAACAAGAACTTTATTTCGAAGTCAGAGAAGTCCATACATCTTACTATCTCTTCTCTTGTCCACACATATTTATCCTTATCTCTCATAGAAATTTGTGGAAGTTGTTTTACTTTATAAGGCTTACACCAATTATTTTCTGCTGCAAAACTTATTAATCTACTTAAAGGCCTAATAACAGTTGTATTAATAGTGTTATACTTAGAAGATAATACTTTTCTCTCTTCTAATGGTATTGATGTAAATGTTTTGCCTTTATATTTCTTAATAAGATTACCAGTTTCAGTTCCTACTGGATATCTTAGGTGTATTAATTCTTCTTTCTTTTGATTAGTTATGTCCTCTAATAATAAATTACCAATACAATTTGCATTCTTCTCAAAGAAAGGCCTTCTTGCCTCACTAGGGCATTGATCTAAACTATTTAATAATTTTTCAGTAGCCTCTTTAATTGTGATTTTTTTTATGGTTACTCCTGAATTTAACTTATCTTGAAATTTCCATAAAAAATCTTCAGCTTCTTTTTTATTTATTTTACCAGTAGATACACTATTAATTGTGTAAACCTTATCAGGTGTCTTGTAAGTTCCTCTAATATACCAATACTTTGATCTATTATCTTTTCTTTTAGTTATTTTAAGCATAATGCCTTAATCCTCTCTATATCTTCTTTAGTAAACACTTGTTTACTTCCAAAGTATCGATTAAAACATTGTTCTTTTGGGTGTCTTGAAGATAAACTATCTATAGTCCTTTTAAAAGACCTTTCTGATTTAGCCTTAAATTTAGGATATATTTCCTTCATTGTGTACAATTCTTCTATCATAGTAATTTCTCCTGGTTTGTATTTTCTGGTGATTTCCAAAAGATATTGCAGAGTCTAAACTCAGACTCGCCTTTAAATCTAGGTGGAAAAACCTTACTGGTTTGTGTCATTAAAGCTGATTTAAGTTGATCGACATTGAGGAACATTTCCTCATCGTTATCTAATCTTTTCAATATCATGCCACCTTTCTTAATAGCTTTTTCAATTTCATAGTTTTTAATACTTGCTCGATTTTGCCATAATCGACCAATTCTTCTTGTGGGATATTTCATGTTACTAAGTTCCCAAGACGAGCCTCTGCTCTTGCATTTGAATTAGCATCCAACATAAACTCTATTTTTGTTTGGACTCTCTCTAGTTCTGCATATTTATTATCCATATCTTCTTGTGCTTTCTCTAATTCTACTTTTAATGTTATTACAGACTCATCTGTTCGTGCCCTAGCTTTACGATCTTCTATAGACATTTTAAGTTCATTAAATTTAAGTTGTATAAATGTTTGATCGAGTTGATAGTCCACTAATCTTTCTGTTCTATCTCTTTCTCTTTTAGCTGCTCTATACTCTTTTATGGCAGTCATTTTTTCATTAGCAATTATATTGGGATCAAAACTTTCCACGAGCTTTTATTACCTCCTTAACCATGTCTAAAACTGTGCATTTAACTTCTGCATTATATTTAGGATTGTGTTCTGCTTTTTCATGATGTTGTCTGCAAAGAGCAGCAAGATTTTCTATGTAATCTTTTTTATTAGAACCACCCATCCCTCTTGGGGATAGGTGATGAATATCTTGTGCTTGGTTGCCACACATTACGCAACTAACCTCCGATGTGTCTCTTAAATGATAAAATGTTAGATAAACTTTTGTGTGGTCTCGCATTTATAACCTTTATTACTTTGACATCTTTAATTTTAACTAAAGGATATTGATTTCTATCCCACCCATATTTGTTCTCGTCAAACAAATGCTTTTCGATATGTGATATGTTTATTTTTTTCATAGCTACCTCCTAAAATGGAATGTCATCTGGAATTGAGTCACCTAAAGATTTTAAATCATTGTCACTTTGATTTATCTCAGTCATTTTTGGCTTCCAACTATTAACCTGGGCATACCATTTGCCAGACTTACCTTCTTTAACATCAATGTTAATCCAATCATCTTCTTTATTTTGAAGCTGCTTCTTATACCAATTAGTAAAGTCATCTTTCTTAATTGATATGGAACACTTAATAAAATCTCTCTTAGGTTCTTTTGCAAAAAACCCATCAATAAATTCTTTTTCATCAGTCATCTCTAAACTCCTTTGGTTTATTATTTTTCTTAATTTTGTCCTGATCTAACGCATCAAGATCATCTTTCTCGCCGGTACTTAATTGAAACAAAGAACGCATAAATTGTTTTAAGGCGTAACTTTGAGCAGTTCCCATCGCAGTTCCAGAACCGAAAGGAACTATGATGTGTTTAGTAGTAGGAAAATTCCAAGTGTCACCCTCTTTATGAATTAAAATATATTCATAAACTACACTTAGACTCTTACCTGTTTGTGATACCTCACAACTTTTTTCGTGTGGTATGATTATTAACCCAGCTTTTGCGCAAGCTGGTTGGACTTCTTTTAAAAAACCATCAATACTTGTATAAGAATAATTTTGATAATCATTCTTAGCATCTTTGTTTAATGGCTTGTTTAAAGTTGTCATCACATTGTTTATTGCAGTAGCAATATTCTTTGGCATGGCTTCTATTTCCATTTTTTCTTCTCCTTCATAATTTTGTTAAGTGCTTTATCTTGATCGAATGCAGTTCTTAATGTTTTAAAATATTCAAAAGCTAAATCTAATTGGTCTGTGTTAAACTCTTTTGCTTCAAACTCATCAGAGTCTTTTCCAAATCGTGCAACAATAAACTTAGATATTTTATAATCGTATTTTTCTTCAATCATCTGCCTATAAGCAGAGCCCTGAATTAGATAATCAGGATAAATACTCTTACTTGTTTTAAAATCGACTAAGATATATTCGTCATCTTTTTTAACTAATAAATCTGCTGTTCCACCATATTCATATAACTTTGATGTAAATGATTGTTCACAAAAAATGACATCTAAATCTATAGGTTGGAAACTTTCCCACCATAACAAAAATTTACTAAAACATTTATGAACAACATCATTGTCTTTTGGTATTGCATATTCTTTTCCTTCTATAAAAGATTGTGCAAGTTCATGAACATTTGTGCCTATGTCGGCAGCTTTATTTAGTTCTGCATGATATGATTTACCTTCTAGGCCTAATTTATTAGACCAGATTATAAGACCAATACTGTTCTTATATCTTGAAAGAATTGTCGTTACTGATGGTACGACTGTTTGTTTAATTTTATATTTTATATGTGCCATAATTTAAGTATGGCAAACACTCAATTCCTACATTCACAACGGAGGACATATTTTGTTTTTGGAATAATTGACTATGAGAAAATTTAAATTTAGTCAGACGAATATTTGCCATATCAGACAAAATAAATCTTTTTTATGAGATTTGCAACCAAAACCTCAAAAAATGAGGTTATCTTCTAAATTAAAATTCTGCTATTACTACAGTTCCAGAATTATGTGTAATATTATGGGTTGAAGTTATTGGATAAATATTGTGGTAATCTTTAATTTTAACAAGTTCACCATGTAAGGTCATGACTTCACAAGTTTTTCCATCTCTGTGAAAATTTTTTATAAAACCAACGACACCTTGTAGATAAGGTCTATCTGATTTTACAAAACAATAAGTATTTATGGGAGAATTTTTTGAAGTATTATATCTAAGTACATGATTGCCTACAGGATCATATATAATTTTAGCACCTTTTATTTTGGCATATTCATTATGAAATATAACCTTTTCAGTTTATTGAAAATAGAGAATAAAAAATTATAATCAACTTATAAATTTATTATTTGAGGTTTTAATTGATTTCTGAAGTAAAATTATTATTGTTGATTTTAGATGAGCATAATCATTATGTTCAGATTTGTAAGGAAAACGAAACAACATGGGTAAATTTCGAGGTTCATATATGGAAAAATCTATTGAGAGTCAATGGTTTTAGAGATCCTATGCCAAAATTGTCAAGAATTATTGAAATCTCAAAGAGGCTTAAAAGACTCAGAGAAAAAAATACTGAGGTTTATAAACCACTACCAGATAACAAAGAAATTATCACCAAGCTATATAGAAATACAGCATTCTTGCGATATCAAAAGCAGCAACAACTTGCAGAGATACTTGAGAGATTTAAAAAGAAACCTGTACATAGATTTTACCCCAGGGTTAGCGAGAGATATAAAAATATTAAGAAAAGAAGGGTGGCTTGATGGATGACAAAGTAAGATTGCATTGGATGTCTTTTGTTTTTAACGATTGGCTTTCAGGAACAGCAGAATTAACTAAACAACAAAAAGGTATTTACATTGATTTAATGTCTCATGCTGGGGTTCGCAATGGTGATGGACTTCCTAACAATTTAGATGAGCTCTGTCGTATCATTAATATTTGGGATGTTAGTGCTGAAAAAATGGAAGAATTAAAAACAGATTTACTTACTGTAATATCGAGTAAGTTTAAACTTATAGATAATAGATATCATAATGTAAGACAACTTAATGACTTTAATGAAAAAGTTGAAGTCACACTACACAGAGTTAATGCTGGTAAAAAAGGTGGTCTAGCAAAAGCGAAGCAAACATCTATCAAAGCATCTGAATCTAAATCTTTATCTAAATATGAATCTTTATTTAATAATAATATATGGGAAAAAATAAATGTTCGTAGAGGATCAAAAAAGAAGGCTTATGAAAAATGGTTGTTAGTAAAAGATATAATAGATCCTGAAACGATTGTTAATAAATACAATAATCTTTGTAACGATACTCAAGATATAACTTTTGTACCTCACTTAACAACTTGGTTGACTCAAGAACGATACAATGATGAGGAAATATTTAGTCCAGAAGCATTTAAAAAACGACATGGCATATCAGCTAACTATTTAGAAACAAAAGATGGTTATCATTATTTTAGTAGTAAGGAAGCATGGGGTTGGGTTGATTATTGCTATGACAATGAAGGTAACTCAGTAAAAAATATAAATGGTAAAGAAGAAGAAAAAAAAGCAGCAACGAACTAAAACCAAAGAACTATCTCAAGGCCAAGAGATTGATTATGGAGCTCAAACATTGGTTCGTGAAGATAACAAGATATATAGACTACCAGATATGGCTGAGATGCAAATATCTCACAAACATATCTCTAAAAAGATTAACTCAGTTCACGAAAGCTATTATGCCAGGCATCAATTAGATCCTACTGATGCTAAAAGAAATGCAACCAGATATGTAGCTGGCCAAAAACTAGAGTATTTAGGGATTATTAGTTCAAAGATGAAGAGTCCTACCTTTAATTTCAGTAGATTAGCTGGCATCCCTAATGGTGCAGAGTTCTTTAACATCCTTAAAATAGATTATGAACAAGAGTTTAATCAAGCTATGAAAGCTACAATCCAACATCAATCATTGGTTTGGGATGTCATCATAGATAACAAAGCAGCAACACATAAACGAATGGATCAATATAGAGATGCACTTGATTTATTAATTAGTCATTGGGGAATGTAACAATTCTAAATTCTCATATAAAAACAGATTACGAAAGAAGATATAATACATGGACTGGTATTATTAGAATGAGAGTCACAGATGCTAAAAAGAGAGCATTAAAAAAAAATTTAGATTTTAATATAGATGTTGAATACTTAATTAAAAAGTTAATCGAAACAAATTATATATGTCCATATTTAGGTGTTAAATTTGAGAAAAGAAATAGCGATTATGTATTATCAATAGATAGAATTGATCCAACAAAAGGATATGTAAAAGGAAATATCGAAATAACATCAAGACTAGCTAACACAATGAAAAATAAGGCTACAAACAGTCAGTTGATGATATTTGCTGAAAATATATTAAAAATTAAAAAAGAAAATAATTATTATAACAAAAAAATTCCAGAGTTTTTAACTACTAAACAAGTAGCAAAAGATTATCCTAAATATTCTATAAACTCCTTAGTACATTTTAGAAATATTAAAAGACCTCAATTTCCTTATTATAAGATTGGAAGAAAGATTTTATATAAACGAGAAGATATTGAATATGTATTGTTTAAACAAAATGATAAATAAATATACCAATTTATGCCCATTTAGATTATTGAATAGTTAATATACATTATTTAATAAGATCCATAGGTATGGAAAAAATCCATACAAATTCAAGGAAATATAACAATGAAACCAGAGGAACAACTCTGGCTTAACACATTGGTTAGAGGCTTATGCGATAGTGTCGGTCTTACTCATCCAAACTTTGACATATCAGAATGGAAAATTATTAAAGAAGCTAGAGAATGGTTAGGTACAGAGGATTTTAACACTATTTGTAGCTACCTAAAACTTGAGCCTAGTTACATATTACAGTTACATGAAAAAATCCAAGCCAAAACAAAAGGGAAAAAAAACATTACCGACAGAATTTACTCAGCTATCTTCACTAAAATTAAGCGACTCAGAGCTATTGACGACTATCTTCCTCGCTGATGAAGAAGGTAAACCAATAGTCTTGATAAGGTTCGCAAACTTTGATGATAATGAACAGGCCCAGGATTTCATCTCAGTATTTAAAGAACATAAGAGTTTTACAGAATTAGGATTAACAAACGAAACAATACATTAAATGGCAGCTAAAACAAAATATACAAAAGAACTAGTAGATACAGTCTTACAAGAACTCGCAGTAGGTAAGTCTATAAGAGAAGCATTAAAAACAGTTGATGTATCTTGGGAGATCTGGAGACAATGGTTAACTAAGAAAACTGGACTAAGAGAATTATACAGTCAGGCAAAAGAAGATGGTATTGAATATTCAATGGCAGATGTAGATAAAGTAGCTAAAGATGCAGTCAAGAAGTCTGGAGAGACTAAGATGGATATGGCTAATGTTAAAGCTATAGATACATTTATTAAACATAAGCAATGGATGGCTTCCAAATTAGCTGCGAGGAAGTATGGAGACCGGCAGAGTTTAGAGATAGGGAACATGAAAGACCAGAGCTTCTCTATTAAATGGGATAAATAAAACAATGATGGATATAATCAATAAACTAAAAGATAGATGGAATAACCTTAACAAGAAGGGTAAGACCAT